TTAACACCTTGTATGTGGCCACGCTAATTGGCACGGTGGCTGGTACTGGCCCTGTCAGCATGGCTGACAACGGCACGCAGTTGTTCATTGCGGCCAATGGCCCTAGCTACATCTACAACAACACAACAAACGCCTTTGGCCCAATCACCGATCCAGATTTCCCAGGCGCTCAGACTGTCTGCTATCTAGACGGTTATTTTGTGTTTAACCAACCAAACAGCCAGTTTATGTGGGTGACAGCAATTTTGGACGGCACATCTATTGACCCGCTAGAATTTAAAAGTGTTGAAGGTTCGCCTGACGGTTTAATTGCTGTGGTGTCTAACTTTCGCGAGGTGTGGGCTTTTGGCACAAACTCAATTGAAGTTTGGTACGACAGCGGCGCGTTAGATTTCCCTCTTGAGCGCATCCAAGGCGCGTTTAACGAGTTGGGCTGTGCTGCCCCTTACTCGGTTGCTAAGATGGATAACGGCCTGTTTTGGCTTGGCCGTGACCGCCGTGGCCAAGGTATTGTCTACCGCGCCAATGGTTATGCTGGCATTCGCATCTCAACCCACGCTGTTGAGTGGCAAATTCAGCAGTACGCCGATCTGTCGGACGCCATTGCCTACACTTACCAGCAAGACGGCCACAGCTTCTATGTACTAATTTTCCCTAGCGCTAACACCACTTGGGTCTATGATGCGGCTACACAAGCCTGGCATGAGCGTGCAGGGTTTTCTGACGGCAACTTTACACGCCACCGCAGTAACTGCCAGATGGCGTTCAACAACAACATTGTTGTGGGCGACTTTGAAAACGGCAACATCTATGCGTTTGACCTTGAAGACTATTCGGACAACGGCGGCATCCAGAAATGGTTGCGCTCATGGCGTGCGCTGCCGACTGGCCAGAACAACCTTAAACGCACAACCCAGCACATGCTTCAAATGGACTGCGAGTCTGGTGTGGGCTTAAATGGCTTGGTTGTCAACGAAACAATTTATTTGCAGACCGAAGATGACCAATATTTAATTACCGAAAGTGGTGATTATTTGATTGCGGATCAAGAAGCCATTGCAACCCAAGGCGCCAATCCTCAAATCATGCTTCGCTGGTCAGACGATGGTGGCCACACATGGTCAAACGAACATTGGGCATCTATGGGCAAGATTGGCCAGTATTACAAACGTGTAATCTGGCGGCGCTTGGGCATGACTGTCAAACTGCGTGATCGTGTTTATGAAGCGTCTGGCACTGATCCTGTGAAGATTGCAATCATGGGCGCAGAACTTATTCTGAGTCCAACAAATGCCTAGTCCTAACGCTACGCCAACGCCGATCACGCCACCACGAGTGCCGCTGATTGACCCGCGCACGGGTCTGATTGACCGCGCCTGGTATTTGTTTTTCTTATCGTTGAATGATATTGCAACAAATGTTGTTGACGATGTTAATTTGGCAACTGATTCCATATCCCTAATCGCGTCTTACGATGCGGCTTTGCAAGCACTCGCGCAAGAGGTTGAAACCCAGCCCCCGCCCGTTGATCTAAGCGCTGAGTTAATTAAGCAGATTGAAGCGGCTGGACTAATTGATTGCTGTTCTGGGTTGCTATCTCAGATCGCTGAAATCCAAAAGCAGATTGATGCGCTTAACGCATCTCCTAATCTTCGGCCACCTAGCGTAGCTGATGTGTCTGGTTTGGGCACGATGGCGATTCAAAATGCTGACGCCGTGGCTATCACAGGTGGCACGATCAACAACACAGTCATAGGAGGCACAACCCCTGCGGCTGGTACGTTTACTACGTTGATTGGCGGTGGTGGTTCTGCTAACTTCTTTCAAACGCAAGGCGCTGCCACAACCAAGGCTGTTGAAGTTAAAGCATTAGGCAGCGACACAAACATTGCTTTTGTTATTGACTCCAAAGGAACAGGAGCCATTGACCTAGCAGCTGGTAGTTCTGGAATAAATATCTCTAATGGTGGTACTGTTACTGCTATTACGAGGACTGCGGGTGGTACGGGCTACACTTCATCGCCAACAGTAGCCATCAGCGCACCAACGACAGCGGGTGGTGTTCAAGCTACTGCGACAGTTGCGGTATCTGCTGGCGCAATCACTACATTCACAATTACCAACGCAGGTTCAGGCTATGTTGAACAACCAACAGTAAGTTTCTCTGGTGGCGGTGGTAGTGGTGCGGCTGCTTATGCGACTGTGGGGTCTAACACAACCGTGCGTGGTCTTGGTAATGCAATGGATTTCTACACATCCAGCGCCAATATTGGCATGAGAGTGTATGACGCAGGCGGTAACGGCAATGGATACTGGAGATTCCCTGCTGGCTTTTCAAGTACTGCCACACAAATCTCATCAAGTGCTGGAGGCAATATTGCCGCTGGTGGAACAGGTTTACTTAGCTTTCAGACAAACAATACTACAACTCAGATGGCCGTATCCCACACAGCCTCTGCTGTTAACTATGTACAAGTAACGGGGGCGGCTACAACGGGGACGCCTGTTATTTCTGCTCAAGGCAGTGACACAAACATTCGACTTTCCTTGTCTAGCAAGGGTACATCTGCTGTTCGTGTGGTTAGTAATAACGGCGCAGTGTTTGATGCAATTGGCGTTTCTTCTGCCGCTAATCTTTTAAACTTTAACAACTCTGTTGCTAGTTCCGCACCTTCTATATCAGTTGTTGGCTCAGACACAAACATCGACCTAGCCCTAACACCAAAAGGAACAGGCAACGTGCGTTTTGGCACTTACACAGGCACAATCAGTGCCATCACTGGATATATTGAAATTAAAGATTCTGGTGGTACAGTTCGCAGACTTGCGGTAGTCGCTTAACTTATAAGGAAAATCATGGCTTTAATCAAATCAGTAGACACAGACTTTGGCATCCCTGCTTTATATTGGAACATCGGTGCTGTTCAAGAAGACTTCAAAGGCAAAGGCACAGAAGTAACCTTTTACGGCTATGCTTCTAAAGAAGCCCGTGATGCAGGTAAACAACCATTGTCGGCAGGTAAAGTTCAGATTTCAGGTGATGATTATGTAGCAGGTGCAGACCGAGCAGCCCTGTATGCAATCATCAAGCAAAAGCCTGAGTTTGAAGGTGCTGAAGATATTTAAGGAGAAACCCTAATGACAGTCACAGTAAAAGTCCTCGTACCGGCTAAATTTGCCGAAAACGCCCAAACAACCCAGTACACAGCGACTGGCGTTACGGCCATCATCGACAAGTTCACCGCGACTAACATCAGCGCGTCTGCCGCCACGATCAGCGTGAACTTGGTGACGACTGCTGGCTCTGCGGGTAATACCAACTTGATCACCAAGACCAAGACCTTGCAAGCGTCTGAGGTCTATACGTTCCCAGAACTGGTTGGCCAAGTGCTTGGCTCTGGCGACTTTATCAGTACAATTGCAGGCACAGCCAGCGCAATCAACATTCGCGTTTCTGGGCGTGAGGTGACCTGATGACAACTCAGTTGGTAGATGATCGTGAGACAGCGCTTCGCGTTGGTTACGAAGCTACTGATTGGAGTGCGCCAATAGCTTTTGAAGATTATTGTGCTGCGGTAAAAGATTGGACAGTTAAAGCCATTAAACGTGACGATAGTGTTATCGGCGCGGTGTATAAAAAAGATGATGAGTTACACATTTCGGTATTGCCAGAATGGCGTAAGAAATGGCTCACTAAGAGTTTATGGAAAAACTTTTTTCAGTCTGGTAGAGTAACAACAAAAGTTACTTCTGGGCATGATTACATGTATGACGTTTTGAAACGGCTTGGGTTTAAAGAATCTGATAGCGGTATGCTAGTCAAGGAGAACTGAAATGGGTATTGAAACAGCAATTATTGGTAGCGCCATATTAGGTGCAGCTTCGTCAAGAAGCGCAGCTAAAACACAAGCTGGTGCAGCACAGCAAGCCGCTGATGTACAAAGAAGTCAGTTTGAACAAACACGCGAAGATCAAGCGCCTTACCGTCAAGCTGGCTATAACGCATTAGCTGAACTGCAACGCACAGCAGGCAATGCGCCAGGTGCATTTAGGTTTGGTGCAGGCGATTATCAAGCTGACCCAGGCTATGCGTTTCGTTTGGCAGAAGGCCAGAAAGCGCTTGACCGTCAAGCGGCGGCCCGTGGTGGTTTGATTTCTGGCGGTGCTTTAAGAGCAGCACAGCGCTATGGTCAAGAGATGGGTTCGCAAGAATTTGGTAATGCTTACAACCGTGCTTTAACTGGTTACAACGCCGAAGTAGCGCGTGAGAATCAGCTGTACAACCGTCAAGCAGCGTTGGCCGGTATCGGTCAAACTGCTACTAATTTAGTCGGTCAAGCCGGTCAAAACTATGCTACTAACGTAGGCAACTTAATGACTGGCGCTGGGGCAGCTCAAGCGGCTGGCCAAGTGGGCGCGGCTAATGCTTTAACTGGTGGATTAGGTACTTACCTAAATTACAGCCAAGGCAATGCGTTGCTTAACGCTTTGCAAAGAAATCAAGCTATGCAAATGGTAAATACTGGTGGTTATTCTAACGTGCCATCGTATATGGTTGTTCAACCACCCGGAGGAATTTGATTATGGCGCTCAATCCAAGCATTTCTCTTAACGTTAGACCACTTGAAATAGCCAATCCGTTGGCTCAATATGGTCAAGTTGCGGCTCTTCAAAGCGCACAAAATCAAAATCAATTGGCGCAATATCAACTTGGCGCCGCTCAACGCGCCGAAGCAACGCAAAATGCGTTAGCTGATGCTTATAGTCAATCTATTGACCCCGATACTGGTTCAATTAACTACAACAAATTGACTGGTCTTTTGGCAAAAGGTGGTGGCGGGTCACAAATTCCAGGCATTGAAAAAACACGCCGAGAAATTGAAGCTGCTGCGCTTGCCGCCAAAAAAACCCAAATTGAAATTGAAAAAAATCAATTTGACTTGCAAGACAAAAAATTAAAGTTTGCTTGGAATGCTGTTGGTTCTGCCTCAACACCTCAAGACGCAATTCAAAAAATTACCGAAGGTGCAAGAAACGGCATTTTTGACATGAAAGGTGCAACAGCAGACATTCAGCAACTTCAAAACATGACGCCTGAACAGTATCAACAATATAGAGTTCAAAAAATCATAGGCATTTTGGATGCCAAAGACAAACTTGGTTTCATGTTGCCAAAAACTGCTCGTCAAGACATTGGTGGTCAGATTGTTAGCATTCAAGACAATCCTGCATTGCCTGATTACGGTATGCCAATTGCTGGTGGGGCTATAGCTAAAACGCCAACATTTGGAGAAATGGCTAGTCAAGGTCAGCT